TGGAGGAGACGTATTATCTGGTAATCAAGTGCTTAGTACTATTGCTGCTTCTGAGACTCCAGTTTATACAGTAGGACTTGCAAAATGTGCGTCCATGGGATGTTATATTCTTGCTGCCGGACATAAACGATTTTGTTTTGAAAATACAGTAGTGCTTTATCACGATGGACAAACTGGGTATGTTAGTTCTTCAAATAAAGGAAAAGATATTCAGAAATTTTATGACAATCTTGAAAAAAGAATGACTGATTTTATGGTCAAACATACAAGCATGACTGCAGAATTTCTTGAAGATATAAAAGATAGAGAATATTATATGTTCGCTGAGGAAGCAAAAGAAAAAGGAATTGTTGATCAGGTTATTGGAATTGATTGTAAATTAGATGATATTATTTAACGAAAAATTACATATCTTTTTACATATATAATAATATCATCAGTAAAGCAATATGTCAATAAAAAATAGGAATAAATGGAGATAAAATTATGGAATTAAAAAAAACAATTAAATACGACGGAAAACTTAAAGGACTTCATATGGTAGAAGGTCAACTTGTGGATCTGAATGGAGAAATCGTAGATATTCTTGAGATTTTTACCAGAGCATATGGAGAAAAACCATTTGATATGTCTACTACTACTAAAACTGAGGAGATTATTGACCTCGATGATGAGGACACTGATTTTGATCCAGATATGAAATAAGTAGGTAGATTGTATGGATAAAAATATATTTTTAAGAGAACAATTAGATCTGATTAAAAGAAAACAGATGGATCCTTCTATTGAATGGCAAGACGTTGCGGATTTTCGTGAAGAATACTCCGGTGAAAAAGAACATCGAGATACTATTCGAAAAGGATCTAAACTTTTGTTAGAGTATATTAATGGAGGATGGGATCTTGTTCCATCCTCTTCTATTGATATGGGAAGTTTTTCTGAGGCGATGGAAATAAAGAAAGAACGTATCAAGCTGCAAACAGAAAAACAAGAGATGAATAAATGGATACGAGAATTATCCCGTGATGAAATGATCGCAGAGAAGATGGTTAATGCAATTACCACTCTTCCATCACTCATCATCCCGGAACCAATTACTATTGGTCCAAGTAAAAACGATTATCTACTTACTATATCAGACGCTCATTATGGTGTTGAGTTCTGCATAAAAGATTTCTGGGGATATACAATCAATGAGTATAGTCCTAAAATATTCGAGAGTCGTATGTGGGAGTTATTTTACAAAGTAGTTGATCAAATTCAAAAAGATGATATCAAATTATTACATATATTCGAGCTTGGAGACGCTTTAGAAGGTATTCTACGTGCCAATTTCTTGTCTGAATGGTTAAATGAGTTAAGTAAACACGTAACAATTAAATTTCAAATGATAAAAAGATCGAATCACAATCAGCTTAGACTTGTTGGACAGCCTAAGAATGCTTTTCCGGATGAAGATATGAGCAAATCTATGCTTGTATTTATTAAAGAAAGACTTAAAAATAATCCGAATATTAAAATAATTGAGAACCCAACTGGATTGGCGTATGCTCAATTAGGAATTCACAATATTATTGGTGGTCATTTTGAAACGAAGGATCTTGGAAAAGAATTAATGGAATATTCAAAAACATATAATGTGCCACTTGATTATATTGTATCTGGTCACTGGCATTGTTCTTTTTCTGGAGAGATTGGGATCAATTCAGAATATCTGTCTGTAAGATCAATCATTGGAGTTAACCCATATAGTATGAAAATTAATAAGACAGCTAATGCCGGAGCTTCGATGTTCGTTTTTGATCAGAATGACGGATTGATAGATGAGCATAAATATAAATTACATTAAAAACGTCCGCATTTTATAATGTGGACGTTTTATCTTTTGTAATTCATTCAAATGATTCCATTAACAAAGTTACAATATTAGTATAACATAATATATTAAAAATGCAATTGTTATTTACCCTCACTGGACTTACTTTTTACTGATGTCGGTGAAACATTTCGCGATGATCATACACGCAAAATGCTACATTAATTAAATTGAACAGCCATGTGCTGCATATAAAAAATGTATTCATGCATTATACCTCCCGTTCCGGCTCAATGAGCTTTATGCAGCAGGTTTATGAACTCACGCTTACCGTATGTAAAACGGCGTCCGTAGTAAATTTCGGTCCAGCTCCACATGAATGTCGGGACCACTCCGACATTCCGACATCTTTTGGATGTCTCCACCTCGATTGTATATAATAACATATTGTGTCTATACATTCAAGTAAAATAATACAAGTAGTATGCTATCACGCTGCTACTTATATTATACATTTCTGGAGGGCGGTCTTGCCCTCCTATTTTCTATTACGACATATGGCGGAATTGGCAGACGCGCCAGATTTAGGTTCTGGTGTTTATTCGTGAGAGTTCGAGTCTCTCTATGTCGATTAATGAATAAAAGGAGGAGTTGTTTATGGCTGTAGCTACAAAAAGAACAACTAAAACTGAGCCGGTAAAAATGACTCCGACTCAAATGAGAAACAAAATTCAAGATCTTGAAAATAAGATAGATATATATGAAAATGACACTGCTTGGTGTTTCATGTGTGGGAAACCAAAAAATAAAAGTAAATTTTATGATAATACAGATCCTTTGACAAGCTCTGGTTGCTCTCCCATTTGCAAAGAATGTGCAAAGAAAATCGCATTAAGAACTGATAAAAATGGGGATGAGCATGAACCAACAAAGGAATCTATCATATTGGCCTTAAGATATCTTAACAAGCCATTTCTCAATAGTCTATACGATTCAAGTATACAAGAATCCCAAAATGAAAATACAGGAAAAACCAAATCTAATGCATGGACTGCATATATAAAAAATGTATCAATGAAGAATTATATTGGATTGACATTCTGGGATTCTGATATGTTTAAAGAAAAAGTTATTTATGAAGATGAAAAGACAGTTGATGATGTTATAAAGGGGCGAGAAAATCAGGATACGTACAGTGAGTTTACTAAAAATAAAAATGATGTCGTTAGGCTTCTTGGATATGATCCATTTGAAAAAGAAGCAATCTCTGATCAGCCTTTCTTATATTCTCAACTTGTCGGGCTACTTGATTCAAGCGAAGATGCAAACGATGATATGATGCGTACCGCTTCTGCTATTTCTATTGTAAGAGCGTTTCTACAACAAACAAAAATAGATAATGCAATTTCTAGTTATATGTCTGATATTCGTAAGTTGCAAAATAATTCTGCGACAATTAAATCCCTACAACAATCTAAAAAAGATCTTACCAGTATTATTAAAGATTTGGCAGCCGAAAGTTGTATATCTTTAAAAAACAATAAAAACGCTAAGAAAGGCGAAAATACATGGACAGGGAAAATCAAGAAAATAAAGGATTTGAACCTTCGCGAAGGTGAAGTGAACGGATTTGATATTGGTACATGTCGTGGTATGCAACAGGTTATGGATATGAGTAATGCTTCTATATTAAAGGCGTTACGCCTTGACGAATCTGAATATTCAGATATGGTTGCAGAACAACGACAAATGATTACTTCTTTAAGAAGTGACCTAGATAATTATAAAGAAATCTCTCGTATTTTATTACGTGAAAATATAGATCTCAAAGATTACATGGAAGAGGCTGGATTGATTAAGCCAGAAGACTTAGTTGATCTTGATGAATTATATTCTTGCTTTAGTTCACAGGAAGAAGAGGTGATTGAGGATGATAGATCCCCAGAAGATACGAAAACTTCCGAAGCTTAATTATTGCGAACAAGGAGATAAAATTTTTGTAAAACCTGGAGTTTATCCAATGTCCTCTAGGAAGTTAGAAGGTTTCATAAAGATTGCTAATCTCCAAAAATATTACCAGTGTAATCCGGTAAGATTTATTAATGATTTCTTTAATATTGAATTGCTTGATGCTCAAGCCTGGATCATTCAAAGATCCTGGAACTGTCCTAACGTTCTTCTTGTTTGCACTCGTGGATTCGGAAAATCTACTTTGATAGATATCATGGTTATGGCCAAAGATATGTTGTTTAACAACTATTGGACCTATATTGCTTCAGGCTCAGGCAGTCAGGCTGAACAAACCTTTACGACCCTTGAAAGAATTGCAAATGATAATATAGACACAATGCTTGGGTCAACAGGATATATATTCAAGGCTGAGATTGAAATAAAGAATGCTGCGGGAGATGGTTTCAGCCACTCTTCTAATGGATTCTCATATAGTCTTTATAATGGTGCATTTACTCAAACACTCAATAGTAATATAGATAAAAAAAGAGGTATGCGTGGTAATGTAATATTTGATGAATGCGGATGGCTTTCTGATGAAATGCTCCAAACTTATGGTGCATTCGCAATTGTCAATAAAAGTTTCAAATCTGGAAAAGACCGTGATGGTAATTCTATTGATATTAATCGTCTAAGATGTATTCCGTCAAATATCCCTAACCAATTATTTTATATATCTTCTGCTTCTTCTACTGATACAGAGTTTTACAAATTATATCGCGATTTTAGTAAACGACAACTTATGGGAGATCCAGATTATTTTGTAGCTCATATTGATTGTGAAGTTGCATTTAAACCTACTATTCGTGGACAAGTCATGGAACCATTGCTTACCCGATCCACGGTTGAAGCTGCTATGCGTTCTAATCCTGAAAAAGCTCGTCGTGAATATTATTGCGAATTTACTTCAGATGCAGGAGCAAATGCAATTATTCGTAGGGGTGTTATTGCCAGAAATGAGGAAATAAGAAAACCTATTTTATACAATGATACCGGACAGAGAAAAATAGTTATTGCATACGATCCAGCTCGTAGCAGAGATAATTCTGTAATCCTTATTGTAGAAGTGTATGAAGACAAAGATCAAAATGGTGATAAAGAATATAAAATGCGGTTATTAAATTGTATTAATCTTGTAGATATCAGCGCAAAGCGTAAAAAACCAATGCAAACTCCGGATCAGATTGATTATTTAAAAGAATTAATTCTTGATTATAACCAGGGTGGCGATGATACATATAGTAACATTTTAGGAATCTATATTGATGCCGGATCTGGTGGCGGTGGAGTTAATATTGCTGATTATCTTATGCCAGATTGGAAAGGGAAAGATGGGAAAATACACAGAGGGCTTATAGATAAAGAATACTCTGAAGAGTATATAAAAAAATTCCCAAATGCAGTAAATAAAATACATCTTATGTCTCCTACCCAATATAAATCTGAAATGTATGAGGCGATGATTGAACTTATGAATCAGGATAAGATAAATTTTACTGCTTCTTATGATGGAAAAGGTTATATCACTATGTTTGATATTGACAAAGAAAAATATGATAAAACAAAAGCGGATCTTATTGCAAAATACAAAAAACAAAAATTATCTCAAGAAGAAATTGAAGAAAATGTGCAAAAAGATCTTGATAATTTACAGAACGTCAAAAGCCGTGTTGAAAAATTAAATTGGCAAGAGCAAATTGCACTTGCTAGTATTGATGCTTTGAAAGAAGAGCTTGTAAATATGATACGTATTAAAAGAGAGTCCGGGAAAGATTCTTTTGAAATATGCCCCGAAAAACGAAACAAATTACATGATGACCGAGCTTATGTAATGTGTATGGCATCTTACGCTCTTCAATGTGAACGAAGAAAATATATTACTTCAAAACGTAAACCAAAAACAGATATTTCATTAGTGCAATCTCTTACTATTCGTAGAGGAAAATTGCATTCTATATTTGATGAATAGGAGGTGCTGAATTTGGCCCAACGAAAGAAAAACAATGTCAATGCTACAAAGGTGCCGACAGCAAAAGCTATTGAGCCAGCACCTACTCCTCAAAGTACTGCTTCTGAATTAAGAAATTGGTATCAGAAAAATAAAAAAAGTATTGAAAACTATGCTCAAGCAATGGAAGGGGCAAAATCTCTCCGAGATATTACTAAGACAAGTACTAAGACAGTAACTGCATTTAATAAAGATAGTCTTAGGTCTTATCTACAGAATATTGGTAGTAACGAAAAAAATCTTAGAAGCTTATCTAGGTATCTTTATTATAGATGCCATCCTTATTATAGATTAATAGCATATAATGCGAATATGTTTTGTCTCGATGCACGATCTGTAATTC